CGGCGCGAGAAGCAAGCTCAGATAGCGTATAGAAAAGAAGCGGAAACGGCGGTTTTAGCGGCTGTAGAAAGCCGTGACCCCAAGCAGATTGAACGCGCCATGATCAAATACCCTGAATTCAGAGATGTTACACGTGAAACATTCGGGTTAGCTAATGAGCGGACCGAAGCTATTGTTACGGAAACTTATAGGCGAATTATTGCGGACCCTGAAAGGGCTGAAGATTCTTTAGAATCAGGCATCCGAGAAGTGGCGGCCGAAGGCGGGCAACCCACTAACATGCTTAAGGATTTGGAAGCTTTTGGGCGTGATCCTGAGAAAGCTTTATTAGATGTCAAGCTTGGCGTCGCACGAATGGACCCTGCGTTGTCAAAAGAATGGCGAGAAATATCTGAGCCTAAGGATACAGTATTAAAGATGGGCTCAGGTGCCATGGCGGGTTATTCCTTTGACGATGCTACAGGTGAGTTCAGCATTCAGCCTGAAATCCAGGCCATGCTTGACGCAAAGACAAAAAAGATGTTGGCAGATAAGAAAGGTGATGAATTCGGGTTTAAAGAAAAACGCGGAATTTCAAGCGATGTAACAAAGTTAATTTCGTCATCTCAAAAAATACACCAATCAACGTTAGCCATGGAAGCGCTTAGAGGCTCAGGATCGCCAGCGGCTCAAATTGCCGCTGTGTATACGTTTATGAAAGCGCTTGATGAAGGCTCGACAGTTAGAACGCCGGAACAAGAGCAAGTATACGAGGCTCGTGGTGCGGCAATAGGACTATATAACAAGCTTAATAAATTGCTGAGCAAAGGTGGCTTGTCTGACACAGGATTTGACGATCTTGTGGACACGGCCAGAGTATTAGCTAACAGAGCGTTGAGTTCGACAAACACGGCGGTTGATAGTTTCCTTAAAGGTTTCGGTGATGCAATCCCAGGCGATTTCTCAGAGCTTCAAATGAAGCGGATACCTGGATTGTTTGACATAAAGAAATCAGGACAAGGTGCCGCGCTGTCACATGATGAGATAGCAAAAAGATATCATGTCTCTGCAGACCCTGAAGATTTGATAGATTAGGAGTTAACGCGTGTCGTTAAATGATTACAGCAAAGAAGAATTGTTTGGAATGCTGACGCAAGCGGCAGAGGCAAACGATGAGTCAAGCGCTAATGAAATATCTGACGTCTTGAGAGAAAAGCAGGGCTTAACAAAGCCTGGTTTCTTGCAGAAAGCCATGGGAGCCATTGGCAGTGCAGCGGGCGCTGTTAGTGACGTGTTCACGGGTGCGGATCGTGCTACAGACGTCACGGAGCAGCTCCCTGAGCTGCACCAGTCTGGATTGTTATCTAATGTCGACCCATGGTTAATAGCCAAGATATCACCAGCCATTCTGACAGCGACATCGACTCAAGAAATTTCAGACATTATCACGTCAAATGTACCTGATATAATTGAGGGTGAGAGTATTGACGCTCAGGGGAACGTGTTCCCCGTGTTGACGAACAGAGTAACCGGCGCGGCAACGATGATTAACCGCCCTGGATTATCACCATACGACATACTTCAAGGTCTGGGTATTGTAGCCGCGCATGCACCGGCGGCTAGAGTTGCCAAAGGTGCGGGGCTGCTTAAAGGAGCGTTCCAAGTAGGCGCTAAATCCCTCGGAATAGAAGCGGGCTTACAAGGCGTCCAGCAAGCCGCTGGTGGAGCATTTGACCCGTTGGATGTTGCGTTAGCTGGAGGCATGGGCGCAGGCGGAAAAGCTCTTGAGAAGGCTATGACCATAGGATCACGCTTGATTCGAGGGCAGCCCAAGCCGCAGGCCCAGGCTGCTGTAGAATTTGGCGAGCAGGCGGGTGCTCCTGTATTTACAGCGGATGTAGTGCCACCAACAACATTTGCTGGAAAATCAGGGCTAACTTTAGCTGAAAAAATACCATTGGCTGGCACCGGTGGAATTCGAGCAGCACAACAAGAGAAACGAAGCGAGCTAGTCAAAGAATATGTCAAAAACTTTGGTGAGTTTAGTCCGAGTGAGGTTTATCAGAGCCTTGAGCGACAAACAAGCAAGATTAAGCGTGCAGCGGGTAATCGACGCGGCAATATTATTGATCAGTTGGAAGGCACAAACGTAACCAGCACCGGTGCAATTGATGCAATTGATAAAGAGATCGGGCGGTTATCAAAAACAGCAGGTACGGGTCAGCTAAAGAAAACGGCTGACACTCAAACAATTGGGGTGCTTGAAAATTATAGAGACGATCTTGTAGCCGATCCTACATTTGCGAATTTAGAAGAACTTAGAACGACTTTCAGAGAGTCAGTAAAGCTGGGCGCAAAAGGTGACAGAATCGTTTTACCTAACCGCGCAGAGTCTTCTGTTCAGCGTATCTATGGTGCTATGACTGAAGATATGGATAAAACCGTATTAGAGAACTTAGGCCCTCAAACTAAAACGAAATGGAAACAAGCCAATGCGATCTATGCTAATGAAGTATTAAAAGTCAAAAATACACGTTTAAAGAATATTTTAAAAAAGGGTGAGCTTACGCCTGAAGCTGCAAATACAATGCTTTACAGCAATAAGCCTAGTGAGTTCATGACGTTATTTAAGTCACTCGATAATAAAGGCAAGTCAGCGGCGCGCGGTGGGTTAATTGCCAAGGCATGGGAAAAGGCTGGGGATTCACCCGACCGATTTCTGAACAACATCAATAAGATATCAAAGCAAACGGGCGTATCATTTATCGGCAAAGACAAGGTCTATTTAAAGGGGTTAAAAAATTATCTCTCACATACGAAACGCGCGGCTCAGGCTGCTGTTACGACGAAGACGGGTCAAGAAGTCCAAATATATGCTGTTGTCGCTTCTGTTCTGACTGATGTTATGACAGCGACAAAAGGGGTGATAACAGGAACGGCGGCAATGTACGGCGTAATGGCCAAGATGTACGAAGGTAAAGCCGTGCGCAACGCAATGATGAAGCTTGCCAACACTAAACCTGGCGAGGTGCCCTTTGAGCGTGCTATAGTTGACATAAATGAGAGAATTTTACCTTTAATACAAACACAGAAGACAGAAAAGGACAAAAAGAGTGGCAGAAACTAATGAAGTACTGAGTCCGTTTCCTTATTATGCGGACCCGACCAGAGGGCGTCCTGTAACTAATGGTTTTTTGTTCATTGGTGAAGCGGGCAGTTTAGACCCTCGGGCCACAGTCAATCAAAAAACAGTGACGGCCATACAAGCTGATCAATCGACGTTCACCATTGGCCAGCCGATCCAGCTAGGCGCTGGTGGCTTGGCTGAATTTAACGGTACTCCTGTGGTTCTGCAAGTCGAGGGCGCATATTCAATTCTGGTAACCGATAGCAACAAAAACCAAGTATTGTTTTTTGACACGGTTGTAAATGGCACCGCACCTTCTTTGCTGATACGTAATATCTTTTCTGATGTCAATTTAGGTATTCCAAGGCGGCTCATCAATGCAACTTTGTTTGCGGCAAATACACTGTTTATTGATCTTTATAACGCTAATACACCATTCATTGATTACGGTGTATTCACTGAGCCATCACCATTCGAATTATCGGATTTACCTGTTAATAGAATCGACTATTTTCAAGGCAATTCCATCATAGATTTTGGAGAAATTTAATGTCAGATCAGGTACAAATTAAAGGCGGTTCAACTTCAGCTCATTCCTCATTTACAGGAGCAGAAAGAGAGTTAACCGTAGATACAGATAAAAAAGCTATTGTTGTTCATGATGGTGTGACAATAGGCGGGTTTCCGCAAGCTGTTCAACAAAGGGTTGATAATGGCACTAGACTCTATACTGATGCCGTTGGCAGCGGTTCAATTGCAGACAGTTACATATTTGAACCAAAAGATACCAGCTTTTTGCCGGATGTTTATGAAGATGGCTTACAGTTCACTTGTTTCATTGAAAACCCAAATACTGGCGTAGCCGTAACAATCGATCTCATTGGCCTGGGGCCAACGGATACGCGGACTCAGGATGGCTCTATACCTATAGCTGGCACTATAAGCGGCTATACCACTTTTGCTTTTAACGACACGGCTGGACGTATTGATATTATTCCGAGGGGAGAGGATAATATTGTTACGTTAGTTACATTAAACACAGTGTATATTACTGCAACAGGCGCATATAATCCATCTCTTGGCACAGTATATATTAAATTTACTCCTACTGCCGGTGGCGGCGGTGGCGGCGGTGTTGATGGGCAAGGAGCAGGAACAACAGCAAATGGCCACCCTGGTGCGGCTGGAGGAACTTTAATAAAAGAAACAAGCATTATTGAGGCATCTTATGCAATCGCTATTGGCGCTGGAGGAATTGCTGGCCCTTCTGGCTCTAATTCTGGCGGGAATGGAGGTGATACAACAATTACATCTGTTAATGTCAATACAACTAGTTTTGGTGGTCCGGGTGGCACTGGTGTGACTGGGACGTCTGGTGACTTAGGGCTAGGAAATATAGTATTAGGAGGGTCAACATCAGGGGGCGATATAGAAATTATCGGCGGTCCGGGCATCCAAGGTGGTGTTGTTGGTGGCAAAATTTCAAGCACGGGTCAATCGGGTCAATCATATTGGGGTCCTGGTGGGCACCGCTTGAGTTTGAATGCTTCAAATAAAGGAAGCGGTGGTGGTTCACAAATAATATCTGGAGTTGCAACCAACTTTGCTGGCGGTGCTGGTGCCCCCGGTATTGTTGTAGCTCAAGAGTTAATAAATATCTAACAAGAACCCCTCCGTTATGGAGGGGCAATGTCTCGCTGGCTACGATTGGTTGTTGTAGAAATCAGGGTCAGTAATTTTAAAAGGTATTTTGTCTAACCTTTTCTCGACTCTTTCAAGGCGTTTATCGATTATCTCTATTGAGTTGAAAAGTTGTGAAAATTTAGCATCATAAAGAATCGTGATCTTTTCAAGAATTGATATAATTCCCGCCCAATTAAAAAAAACAGTTAATAAAATTAATTGTTTATTGCTTAATGCGTTAACCTCCCAATTGCCACCCCAGCTCCATGATGAGAAAGCCCACATATAAAAAAACAATCCAGCTATAATTATATATTTATTCATTACTCTATCCGTATAACTTGATACGCGGAGTAAACCGGCACATTGACGCCCCATTTCTTGAAGTCTGAGGGCTCGGCGTTGCAGTTAGAAGTAAAATGCAATACTGCGGCTATCAGCAGCAAACAGAAAACAATGCTTATGGTGCATGATTTAAAGGTGTTTTTAAACTCTTGTATTACTCGGTAATCATTCATTTTGTATCATCCTTTTAGTTAGTGTCGCTAGCAACACTATTTCATAGCGAGTGCAATTATATTTTCATTTAAAGCTTGGGTAGTTTCGAGCAATCCCGTTATTTGAGCTTCATTGTTTTCTATACGTCTCTCTATTGCTTCCAGTTTTCTTTTCATCTGTTCGTCAATTTTTTTTATAGATTTAATATCATTAAGAACCTCATCCGTTTCCACTTTCCATCCCTGCACCACCGTAATCAGGTCATCAATTTTTTCTATAGTCGCGTTATATTCTTTCATTATGTGTCATCCTTATAGTTAATGGCGTTTACAATATTGTTGTTTTCTAGCTCGGTTAATGGGTCTATTGTTATGTATTCATGATTACGATATTTACCATTATCATCTATAAAATAAACATTTATACATAGAGCTTTGGCAATATCAACAAGTTCTCCGTCGCTCATAGGAAAATCAAAGTCGACTTTTTCAATTTTGACAAGTTTTGTTATTGAAATATTTGTTTTTGAAGATAGCCAGTCAAGATGCAATCCTTTTTCTTCTCGATGTTTTTTTATTTTCTCGCCAATTGCTAACCGGGTCCCATTTGAATCCCCTTCAAAATTTCTTTCTCGCCGTATCTTTTGAATAGAGCGGTCAATATGTTTCTTTATTCCTTCGAGTTCTTCCTCAAATAATGTGTGCAGTTCGTTGTTATTCATTGTTAGGAGCACTCACCAACTAAATAAAAAATTACCCCTAGTATCACTAACAAAGTGCAAAAAAAGATAAACGTCCAGGAGGCCGCGCTATCCCAAAGTTTTTTAATGTCTTTGTTATTCTGCAAAGCCATACAAGCAATAGCGTCTAGCTTTGTGCTGTCGTCTATATCTCGTGCTGCGATTTCTTCTTTAGTCATTGTGTGCCATCCTTTTCTAAGATTGAGATTCTATCATCCATATCGGCCATGGTTTTATTTGCTCCAATTCTCCATTTCTCCATTTCTTCTTTGCTTTTAAACCATTCTTTCTTCCAAGCTGATATCAAGTTAATAACTTCTTCAATTTTTTCCTTCTCCATTTCGTCATCCTTACGTTCGCTTTCCAGTTCAGCTACTCTATCTTTGAGTAAAAGCACTTCAGCGCTTATCCTCTTTGCCCACTCCAAACGATGTTCACCTCCTTCTTTAATTTCTTCAAATGTTGAAGAAAAATTTTCTTTAATAATTAGGGTTATTTCTTCCGTCATTTTTAATATATCGTTATCCATCGGGTATCATCCTTTTAGTTAGTGTTGCTAGCTGCGATTGATTTTTTTAAGTTTGAGTGATGGCAACTACAATCAAAATTATAGCCAGGGCCATCAGTATTAAACAGAGAATTTTCCCTATCGTGTCCAGGATTCTATCCATTATCGTTATCGTGGGTTTCTTTTATCCCGTCCGCCATAATCTTAACCCTTTCACGATACTGATCACAACAATCCTGAAGAACCTCTACGGATGTCTGTAGTATGAGCAATAATGCATCTGTATGATGAATTAACGAATCATACAACTCTCTATCTCCTAAATTCTTTATTGTTCCTTGAGCTAATTGCTCTAATTCTTTTAGAGTAAGGTTATTCATTAGCGTTATCCTGCGCGTTGTTAATTATGATTTGTGCAATTGTCTTGTTTAAAATAATAATTGTATGGTCGAGTTTGTCGGCCGGTATTTCGTCTACAATAATGTCAACAGACGGTCCATTTATTGTACAATCTGGGTGCTCTATTTTAAACATAGCTAAGTTTCGGTAAATTTCTGAGTACCTATCTTTAAACACAATCTGTGATGATTCCGGTAATTTCTTTACCTCATCTTTGATATACTGCCTTGAGCGTTTTTGCTGTTCTTCATTCATTATCGTTACCATGCATTTCTTTTATGCCATCCTCCATTATTTTAATCCTTGCTCGATACTGATTGCAGCAATCTTGAAGAGTATCTACAGATTTGTTCAGTATGCAGACTAATTCATTCAGATGAGAGCTTAACGCATCTGCTAACTGTTCATTCCCTAAAGTTCTTATTGCGCTTTCCGCTAAATCCTCTAATTCTTTTAGAGTTATTTTTTCCACTCTTAGTGTTATTTTATCCAATTTCGATATTCTCTTTTAGCAAAGCTAACGTCTCAGCGTGTTCATCCCCGCATAACTTTTCTAGTAGATCGGTTGCCAAGTCAATCTTTTTCTGCATTTCATCGATTAATTTAACATGCCTCTTTAGACAAAATGCGGCGGTTCCTACCCATGCTCGTAGCTCAGTGTCCATCCATTTAATAGTTTCTTCAATTTTTTCTTGATCCATTAACATCCCCTTGTTTTTTTATGCTCTCTTCAAGTTTTTTAATTCTGTCAAAATACGTTTCATGAGATTCTTTTAAACGATCCAAGGCATAGTATAAAGTCTCAAATGAGATTCCACTATCATGCATATACCTTTTTAAATCTTTTGCCGGTAAAGATAAAAATTCAATCATACTGATTGTGTATTTTGACAAAATTTTCAACCCATCGTCATCCATTTTTCTATCCTTATTTAAACAAAGTGATCAATAATAATTATTAAAATAGCGATGATTAGGACAGCTATTTTCATTGGCCTGGGTATATAAGAGAGGGGCTTTTTCATTTTAATCTTTCAGCGTGACAGTGCATATCATTAAAACGGATGATCGGATGACATGGATCAAAGATAGAGTTTGACGCTGAGTATTTTAATATTATTTTGCCGTTGTCAGTTTTCGGGCCTCTAACGAGATAGGCGATATTCATACTGTAATTGCGAGGCGGAGTCATTGGCGGTGCAGGATAAAAACCGTCGTGCTCTCTTTCGTATCCTTTTGCATAAATGCTGTCTGATAATCCTGTTCGTGTGTCAGACGCCCCGTTATTAATAAATAATATAAATTCAACACAGCAAGTCTGGTCAACTTTAAAATTGAAATTAAAATAAACATGGTATAAATCCCCAAGAGATTCATCAATCACATTGCCCAGCGGTATGCTGCATCCTTCTATTTCTAACATTGCTTTATCCCGTGTATATTAAAAGCGAGGTGATGGCCAACTGATTTCCGACACAAGGATGAAATGTAACGTAGCAGCTTCCGTCGAATCAAAAGGGCAATTTCATTATGATTAAACGGTCTACCATCACCTCAAAACCAAGTATACACACGAAATGGATGCGGGTCAAGAGTATTTGATATTTATTTTAAGTACGGTGCAGATAGACTAATATAGCAGCCAACTGATTAACACGTTTGAATACTTTGCCAGCTTCAATGTATTGAACTGTGCGTAGATTAATGCCAAGGGCCTTGGCAAATTTAGGCTGTGACAAGCCCAGATCAACTCGAATTTTAACAAAATCAGACGGTGTCACTGTCGGTAATTTCGTTCCTTTTTTGTAATCCATCTTGATTAATTTGAAATTGAATTTCTTATCTAGAGATTTAGACATGCTATAATACCCATTATATAATTAACTTATTATACCGAAATTATAGCATGATCTCAATAGCACTAGTTAAACGATAATTCAACATACCTGTTTTTTGCTAGAGCTAGTATGCTTGCTATTTGCGAGTAATCGTCGGCTGCATCTTGAAAGTGCTTAGACATTGCCGCGTACTTTTCAGCACCTTCGTGAAGCTCTATAGTGTTTTCCATGTACAGTTTTTGAGCCATAGTCTGTTCTACAAATTCGTTGATTGCATCGCATACCGTCGCATCTATTTGTTTAATCGTTTTGCAATCATCTAGAGATATCCCTAGCGTTATTTGATCCATCTCTATAAGCGAGTTTTTTTTATCAATTGATTCATTCATAATGAAGCTCCTAAAATTAATGATATAACTATAATTTCCCAAAACAGCACATCCAGCACATCCATGTATTCTACATCATTGAGCAGCATTTCCTTTATCTTCAATATTGTCATTCCTTTGCTCCTGTATTTGATTTGTAGCTTCTGCATCCTGAATTTCTTGTACAAAATCTTGACATTCTTGCGGTAAATCGGTCTCTATATCTTCTTTAACATCATCAAGCTCAGCGTTCAAGCATAAATCTTTAATAACATCTTTATCATGAGATATACCCTCTTTGTCGAATATGTTTTTTATCTCTTTGATTTTTTTTGCAGCTGATTCAAGTTTATCAACTTTAGATAGTTTAATTTCAGTCCAGCTCGTAGTTTTAAACAAATGATCAAGAATATTCAGCTTAGCTTGTTTGTCTTTTCCGGTGCCAGCCGGATAAATAGCTACCAATCTATCTTGTATATTTTCAATCGCTATTGTTCTTCGTCGTCTAATTAATGATAGACCTTCGTCGAATTGATCGTCAAATAGAAGCTTAGAGTTTCCGGGGTTAAATCCGATATGCTCACCTGCTAAATTCAATCTTTGAATATGAGGCATTATATCCATAAAAGGTTTATTCTCTTTTAAAGCTTGTTCGTTTGTCATTTTAGAGTAAGTAAATGTTTCGCCGTCAATTATATTGAAACGCTCTTTCATGATAATAACATTGCGTGTAAATCTATCAGAGCCTTTTTCCATTCGTCTTTGCATTTCAATTAATATTGAGGGTTCATGAGCGCTCTCTGTTTCGCTTCGTGCTCCAGTACCGACAATTTGCGACTTGAACTGTTCACGCCCTGTTTGCGAGCTTGCGAGATCATCTAGCACATCTTCAAATATATTTTTAGCACGCGAGCACCAGATTATATGAATGTTAGAATTAACGTAGGGTGTGCTAAAATAGTTTCTCCACGTTTCTTTGATCGGCCCCCAATCTTGCATTCTAATAAAATTGGTTCCATCTTTTTTGTGCTTAATATAAGTTGAGCAAACTTCTTTGTAGATATGAGTGATAGAATCGACAATCAAGCCGAAACATTCCCTTTCGGCTTCCATTATTCCATCGTGAAGCGTTTTTAAGTTTTGCGCTTTTGCGGTAATAAGCTCTATATTTGCCTCTTCAAATAACGGTTTAATGAAGTCTGATCCGGTCTCTGTATCAAAGAAAGCCACCGGCTTGTCTGAGCCGGAAAATTTATGAAGTCCTATCATATAGAGTGAGGCCGTAAATGTTTTACCACTGCCTTCAAATCCATAGATGCCCATCTTCAATCTGGCCTGTGTATTTTGTGGTTTTTTAAATATACTACCCATTGTCAACCCCCTTATTTTCTTTAGTGCCGTAATCAATATAAAGATGCTTAATTTTACCCTCTTTGATTGCGTCGATAACTCTCATTGCGTCGTCTTTATTGATGATATCTCGAAGCCACATATAAGCCTCATGTTCAATCTCTTCTTTTTTACTTCTTTTCATATTCACTTTCTAAAATCTCCTGTTCTAAAATTTCGATTTGAACATCTGAAAATAAATCAAATATCCAATCTGCGTTTATTGCTGTGCTATCGTCATAAAAAGTAAATACTTTAGAACCGGTTATATTTACTGTTTCTTGTGTGTCAGGCTCTAACTGAAAACCCGTTGTAGCTTCTCTGAGACCGACTGACGCAGGGATATAGTCATACATTAACTGAACACGCGTTTCAACGTCATGCCCGAGTATTCCAATCGTTATTGTTGTCTCATGGAATTTCATTTTATTGAACTCAGAAGACTTAAAAATCCGTCTCTATATTCATAGCGATTGTTATTATTATTATAATCGTTCCTAAGTTCGTAAAGTTTACCGCATAAATTATACGAGAATAATTCGGACCCTACATTGATAGATTTAAGAAAAGCTTCAGGGAAAAACAATGCGCCTCGCGGCCCCAGCGGATATAATCTTTCAAAGATATAATCTTGCATAAGAGCGATACGCTCAGGAATTCCGAATCTTTCATAAGAAGAATGAGTGCTTTCATCTAAATCACTACCCGTCAATAGATTATAAGAATGTATAGAGCATCCCACAGCGCATCCGTGAAATATTCCTTCCTGATCGTATTCAGCATAGACCTTTCTCACTAACTGATCATTTTCGCGATGCTCTGCAACAATTCTCAGAAGATCGGCTTTTAATTGAGGATCGTTATTAAATGCTTTCATTGATATCCTTTTTTTATTTTCTTAATCATCCGTGATTTTTATTGAAGTGAATATTTGAAGATGCTACAGTAACACTCTGTGTTGAAGTTTTCAAGCACAAATCAAACATTTCTGCAAGATGAAATGGAAGCGTCATAAAACGGAGAGCAAACGTTAACTGTTCAAACACTCACACTTAAAAAAGGTATATATATGAAAACAGGGCTGCACACGCAATGGATTTCTGACATAGAAAAGCATGGCAAGAATTTGTCAGAATGGGACGATGGATTCGTTGACAGTTGCGACAGTATTTTAGGAAAAGGAAAGTCGTTAAGCGAAGATCAAGTTAAAATTTTGGAGAAAATTTATGACGAGAAAGTGGGGTGAGTAATGAGTGGGGAATCAGGTTTTTTAGAGCTTTCAGTTAAAGAAAGAATAACTCAGCAACTTAAATACTGTCTAGGGTCTTATCAAGCAATTGTAAAATTTACTCTTAGTCGGAATGATAAAGAGAGTCGTCTTCATAATTTAAATATATTTGATTGTGAATTTAAATTTAAATTTATGGACGAGAGTCTAGAAATGATTGATTGCATTCATCTCTTTATAGATGAAAAAGAAAAAGAGCGTAATAATGCATATGTTAGATTTCATTTGCAAGACACATTGCTACAACACAACGGCTGGGAACAGCTTACTAAAGAAAAGTTATACCGACATTTTTTCCATAATTGTTTGCATCATATCTGGGAAATTGAATGTCAAGAGATAGATGAATAAAGAAAAAGAGCCAGGATTTACAATGATTAAAAATGAGCTGTTAGATGAAATACTAAGACAAGATTTTAGCAAAACAGAGCTTAAAGTTCTGTTGGCAATAGCACGTCAAACCTGGGGCTGGCAAAAAGAAGTTGACGATATTTCGCTGTCAAGGCTGTCAGAAATGACAGGAATTAGCAAAGCTAACTTGTCCAGAGCCGTCAATTCATTGTCTGAAAAGGGCGTTATAAGCAAAAAAAATGGCGAATATGGCCAATCATTGCAGGTCAATAAATGCGCTAAAGAGTGGGTTTCTGACTCAGGCGTTGTTAAAACAACAACCCCCGGCGGGTTGTTAAAACAACAACGGGGGGGTTGTCAAAACAACAACTCAGGGGTTGTTGTTTTAACAACTACAAAAGAAACTATCAAAACAAACTATCAAAAGAAAAAAAAGAAAGTAAAGAAAAAGGAAATCTCTCTTGTCGATTTTCTGAAAGAAATGTCAGAGAAGGGCGAAAAGGGGATTCAGCCAAATGATAAAATTTTTGACTACGGCAGGGCGGTCGGTGTAAGCGACGAAATGTTGATGACGGCATGGCACAAGTTCAAAGATTTCTACATTGGAAAAGTTGACAAAAAACAAAAAGACTGGCGGGCGGTTTTTAGAAATTGTGTAAAGGACAATTGGTACGCATATTGGGGTATTCCCGATCATGATGATGAACCGGCCTACTGGACAAGCAAAGGCAAACAAAAGCGGAGAGAGGTTAAAAAATTTAATCATGGTTTTGAATAAAAAAGCAGGCGATCTGGAAAGCGAAGTTTTAGAAGATTTTTTAGAATATTGTTTCGGAGACTGGGGTTTCATTATTGATATTGAGTTTGAAGAAACGTCATTTGACGAAGGACAAGAATTCAGTTTTTTTTGTTGCAAAGTAAGACACGAAGGTTATGAAAATTTCAGTTATGATTTGTATCTTCGTGTCGAATATGATGAAGTTTATCTCTATCGTGACGAGGACTGCGGGGACAAGGGTTATGAAATGCCTCTTCAGTCTGATATTTTTATCATGATGTTTTTCGATCAGCTAGCTTGTTGCAAAAATGCAAATAAATAACAACATAGAAAATTTAAGAATTCCGCCGCAATCGGTGGAAGCTGAACAATGCGTGCTCGGCGGATTGATGATTCGCAATGAAGCGTACGATGAAATTGTTGATAAAATTTTCGAAGATGTTTTTTATCGTGCTGACCACAGATTAATTTTCAGAGCTATTTCGTATTTGTTTGAACACAATAAACCGATGGACTTAATCACTGTCTCTGAAATTTTAGAGCACAGGAAAAAACTTGAGGAAGCCGGTGGCCTGGCTTACATCGGCACGCTAGTAAATGACATTCCGAGCGCTGCAAATATTCAAGCTTATGCGGAAATTGTTTATGAAAAATATTATTTACGCTCGGCGATTGAGATCGGTTTCAATCTTGTCGAGAGCGCTTACAGCACTAGCGACATCTCAGCGAGTGAAATTGTTAACGCGGCAGAAACATCAATGCTTGCCCTTTCTGCGAGCGGTCAAAAAACTGGCCCGATGCGAGCTAGCGAGTTTGTTCATACGCTCGTTTGCGAGCTTGACGAGAGATTTAACTCAGGCGGGGGGCTTACAGGGCTCGGGACTGGGTCTAATTTTGTTGACAGGATGACTTCAGGGCTTCAGAGGGGGTCACTGGCTGTATTGGCTGCGCGTCCGTCCATGGGCAAGACAGCGTACGCTATGGGGATAGTTGCTAATGTGGCGTTAAAGTCAAAACTTGCCGTTTTAGTGTTCAGTTTAGAAACAACGTCAAAGAATTTACTTAACAGAATGGCGTCAAGTATCGGTGGAATTCCGCTTGAGAGAATCACTCACGGAAAAATGATGGATTCAGATTGGCCGAAATTCACAGACGCTATGCGGCAGCTTAAGGAAGCTGATATATACATCGATGACACGTCAGGTTTAAATTTTATGCAAATTAGAACGCGTGCACGAAAATTAAAAAGAGAAAAAAACTTAGGATTAATTATGGTGGATTTTTTGCAGCAAATGGGTGATGTTGAAACAAGAATAAATACAAATAAAAACTTGAGTGTCGCAGCTAATATTCAAGCGTTGAAAGTGTTATCAAAAGAACTTGATGTTTGCGTTTTATGTTTAAGTCAGCTTAATAGAGACTTAGAACGACGTAACAATAAAAGACCGATCATGTCAGATTTGAGAGACTCGGGAGCAATTGAACAAGACGCGGATTTAATAATGTTTTTGTATCGCGATGAAGTTTATAATACCGACACTAATCATAAAAATATTGCTGAACTAAACATAGCTAAAAATAAAGATGGGCCGATAGATACGGGTTATTTATTTTCTGAGTTAGAGAAAGTAAGGTTTACTGATTACATCGGTGAAGTACCGAAACATGCACAGGGTAATAACACAAATCAGGGGTTTGATTAATGAGATTTAAATATTTAGTTGCAGCAGATAAGCCGGACGATATAACTGAAGAGCAGGCAGTAGGCGAAAGCATTCGAAACGCAGCGAATTATTTTGAATACGTGCTTAAGAATTCGAAGGGGAAAGCCTTGAGCCCTTTGTTTTTGCGCGATAAAGATATAGATACAATTAATTCGATAGCAGACATGATGAGTACGTATGCCAAACTTTACGGTAATGACTCGTGAATCGATCAGGGCGTCCTTTGTACATTTCAGACGAAGACAAGGATTTAATGTGTTTGTTGAAAGAGATCTACGGCTTTACTGCAAAGCAAATATCGGAAAAATGGGACGATAAGTTAAAAGTCTCGACAATGACGGCTTGGAGAATTACACGATACACCTGGAAAGGAGATATAGAATGAATTACAGAGTAGAATGCGTACAGCGGAAAGATCAAACAAGATACGTGGTCAGAAAATATAACGGCGATATCGTAAATAATTGCTATCACGAAGAAAAAAGAGCAGCTGAAAAACAGTGTTCGCTGCTTAATGCTTTTTTTGATAACCCCGAAAAAATTGTAGAGCAGCTTAAGGATAAATAAATGAATATTGACTGGCCCGAAATGGAGCGAGCGTTTAAATATCTGGGTGATACAGATGATTCGTGTGCGCATGCAAAAGCATTAGTTGAGTTTCTCCGATTGAAAACAAAAACAATAAAAGCAACGCTATTTCTAGATGAAAACAATGGCAAGTCTGTCGCTGATAAAGAGAGTTACGCATATAGCCACGAAAAATACGTTGAACATTTAGATAAAATAAGGGATGCTGTTTATGATTACGAACTTCAGCATAACAAGAGAGAGCGTGCGAATTTGATTGTCGATGTTTGGCGGTCAACGAATGCTAATAGACGTGCGGGGAATATTTGAGGGTAAATATGAAAACAAAAGCAGAATTAGAAAAACTTGTTAAAAAGCATTTAACGAAAAAGGGATTTTTAAACTGGGCTCAAGCTAAAAATGACGGTGTTATATTGGGTTATTCGAATGACTGCGACCAGTGTCCAATTTCAAATTACATGTCTGAAAAAGCCGGTCAATTAACAACCGTTACTTCAGGTGAGGTGGGCTTTGAATATGAGCACTTGTATTGTAATCTGCCAAGTTGGGCTATAAAATTGATTTGGAGGATAGATGCATTGAGCGAATCTGATGACAGGGGTGACGGTTGCGCTGTTTATAAAGATGATGTGGAGACATTTTTAGGCTCGGTTATAATATGAAATATATTACTGACGATGATATGAAAAACATTGATGCTCGGTTTAAAGAACTCAGAACATTGCGAGACGGCTGGGACGGTTACAGCGCTGGACCGATATATAAATATGTTATAAAAGCGGCAAAAAAAATACTTGAACATACAGCGTCGATTCTATGCGCAATTCCTCAAATTGTTCCGGGTTCCGACGGTTCATTAAATCTTGAATGGCACGTTAAAAGAAAATACAAGGAATATTCAATAGAGATCAATGTCATTAGCAATTCTCATATTTTTTATTTTGATAATATCAAAGATATTAGCATGGAGTTAAAGATGGATCAAGATGACATTATGCGTATAATATACACGGTTATTACGTACGGAGGATTAGGCAAATGCGATTAGGCGAAGAACATGTTTAGTATAATACACGATTTTCAAGCTAAGATAGAATTATTGCCGTCGGTTACAAAATCAAGGCTGATGATAGAGACGGCGTATAATTTTTATATACCGGCGGAGAAAAAAATACTGGCAATTAGATGGATGGTGTCAATAACGGACGAAGATACATTAAATGCTTGTCATGTTATTAGTGTTGATATTACTAAGAAACAATTAACTATCATGCTAGATGATATACTAAGTGATCTTAAAAAAGATATTAACAAAATAGCGAGTAACAAATAATCATGACTAGCAAAAGTGATTTTATTGATAAGCTTAAGAGTCTTAAAGAATCTGATTTTGTTGAGTGGGTTAATAATGCAGATGAATCTAAACAGCTCGGAATAACGTGTTGTTGTGAATCGTGCCCGTTATCAGAGTTCATTTATGAAAAAACAGGTGTTCGCATATCTGTCGGTCATGATTCTTTGTGCTTAGCAGATGATAAATATTCAGCAATGATGGAGACTCAAAAATGGATGACTATTTTAATATCTAAAGTAGACAACATTCATTATCTTCGCGAAGAATTTGTTTATAAAAGGGATATTTTGGCGGTCTTATAATCATGCATAAAACCTTTTTTAAAGTAAAGCCCGTGATTTCTGTTGGATATCTGAAATGGGTTGCTAGCTTACCCAGCTCTTTAAGCCAAGTGCCGGGCGGGCATGCTCATCACATTAAACGCCCAGGTTATTGCGGCGGCGTTAAAGCACCAGATATATTTAGTATGCCACTTACTCTTGAAGAGCATACAGACTTTCATAAAATGGGATGGGAATCGTGGGAAGAAAAGAACAACGTAGATCAAAGAGACTTAGTGCTGCAGACTATCGAGTTAGCTGTTAGAGATGGTATAATAAAAATATGATATTCAAATGAAAAAACTAGTAATTGAACTACCGATACCATTGCCACTATGCAACCTAATCGTAAAAATGCACAGAATGCAATATTATCAAATGTCATGTTTGATAAAAAAGTTCACATCACTGTCCATTCAATACGCCGTGGGAGACCTGACCGCGACGCAGTATCAATCAAAGCAGCTCTTGATGAACTCGTCAAAATGCAAGTACTTAAAGATGATACGACCGAAGAGGTCGCAAACATCGACTATACGTTTGAGAACGTCAAGCGGGGGCAAGAAGAGAAGACGATAATTACAATAGAGGAGATAGAATAATGGCTGTAATAACTGTGGAAGTAAGAGATAATCTTGGTGAGTCTGACGAGCAAAAGCTTCTTAATGCGATCGCTATGTTGAGAGGTGTGTCTTACGTTGGATGGCGCGCAAAAGAACGCTATAAAGAGAATAGAAAGCTTGTGGAAAAAGCTAAGGATGTTATTCTTGAGGAAGTTATCGCAACTATAGATAATATGCAGGATGTTATTCTTGAACAAGTTAAAGAGACTATAACTAATCTGGATTATTCATCGCTGACGAAAGAAACTGATGGTATCGCAGAGTAAGCGGTCATATTCTTTAAGTTCTTTGATAACAGATGCTTTATGAAGCTGATAGTCAGTGTCCAATTTTAGCGTTTGACTTGTAGAGTTCTTTGATGAGATCATTGTTTTTCGAAATATTCGATTGAATAAATGACCACAGCTCTTTAGTCTCAGTCGTATGCTCAGCTCTGATCTTTCGAAGTTCATCAACGTGCTTTTCCCATAACTTGCTGTTTTGATTGAATAAATGTATAATGGCTTTCATAGAAAGACCGAGAACAGCGCATAGCACTATTAACGCGATGTTCTCATAATTGACAGTTGATAGCAAATCCATTGTTATATCTCCCTGAGATTTACCACATAATAACACATTTAAGGCAACAAATTAACGCGCATGATGATAACACTTGAACGATTTGCTTATTTATATGAAGGTACATTTGGGCATTTTACGATAAATGATGAGGATTTTTATACTGTAGAGTGCCCGTGGGCAAACAACGAAAAGTTTGTCAGCTGTTTGCCAGAATCTATTTATGATCTAGAGCCGCACGAATCAAAAAAATACGGCTCAGTCTATGCGCTTGTTAATAATGAACTCGGCATAACGCATTACAAAGAAGCAAACAGTACACGCTATGCCTGCTTAATGCATGTTGCCAACTGGCCGAAAGACGTAAAAGGCTGCATTGGCATTGGAAAATCGATAGATATAATTGATAATAAGATGCAGATATTAGACAGCAGAGCGGCATTAAACATAGCCGCCCATTTGATAGAAGATTTGGTTATAACTCGCATAGAGATCACTCATGCTGAAGCTAAACTTTAGCAGTTGCAGTTATAACCTGACACAATCTCTCTTAAATCGCGCTCTAATTCTATTTCACGTTCGTGAGCTTCTTGCATATCTTCTTTGTGTTGTGCTTTTAATTCTTTGATTTCGGCTTCAAGTGGATTTGGTATACAGTCTGCACTTTTATATAACCCGTAATTTTCACTACCGCCTTGGACAACCTCGGAGACGATTTTTATTTGATCTTTAGTAGCCGTTATTTTAGCGTCGTCAAACGCTTCTGATATGCATTCAAGCCAGTAACCCATTTGATATCCTTTTATTAATTATGTTATAATCCTCATTCTATGAAGATACTGTATCATGTATTGATTGTTGTTCGAACTAGGGCTGGGTATGTAAGTGCCTTGCCCTTTTTAATCAATATATTCAAACTCTATTCTGTTTAGCGAGTCTCTCATTGAGCGTTTTTTCAGCATATTGTACTGTTTTCGCAGCAAATTAATAAGCTCGTAGGAGTTTAAATCTGGAAAACCTTCTTTAACACATTCTTCGTGATTAATTTTAAACATTGGTGATTTCTCGGCTGATAAAATCCTGATCTTATCAAGATGTACGATTTTTTCCCCTTTTTTGAGACCCGTCGTTTTTTCTACCGCGTTCACTTCAACACCGGGAATTAAAAATCCCCATCCCAATCTTCGAGTAACTGTTTTCGTTCTATTCTTAATTTGCGGGATTGTCAAATAAAAACTCATGTTGAGTGGCATAATTTGCCCTTTTTGTTTTGGTTTAATCTTTGTCTATTATGTTAATTCTAACATTGACGTCAAGATCAAGCTTTAATTTTACAAGCTCTTTACTTACATCGTTAACCGCATCGTCAAGCATGTAGTTGTAGATTTGTGCGGCAATGTCGGGGATTGTTTTATACTTAAGGTTTCCAGACGTGTTTGAGTATATGTATTTAATGCGCTCAACCGTGCGAGTTGGTAATTTTTGAAGCGCTGATTTAATATAACCTCTATACAATTCTTCTAGATACTTATTCATCTGTCGTCATCCTTATCGTTGTTGCTAGCTGCGATTGATTATTTATTAAGAAATAGTAACGACTCCGTCACCCGTGACTGACCTAAAATGACTCTCCAAACAATCAGGACATTGTGTCATAGTGTCCCAGACCTCATTGACTGCATCATCAAATGGTTTGAGAGCTCGAATATTTGTTTTGCAGTCAGGACATTTATATTCTGTTATCCTTTCACCGCTAAATTGATCCATATATAAATCGTGTTTCTTCCTTAGCTCAGTTGTCATTGTGTATCATCCCTGTTGTTTACATGTATTCTTTAATTTAATTGATAAATGTTTTTACGAAAATCTGTAAGCTTCATATCATCTTTTATGAATCGATCCGCGTCAAGAGATTGGTGCAGTCTAAATGATCCTTCTTTGTTCATTTTTATATGCTCAATTGCATCGTGAAGATTAAAGATTAAAAGGTCTTTTAACTTTGATTTTTTATAATCGACCCATATTTTATAATCATCTGAAGAAATCGGAGCTTTGTCATCATCGTCTAAATCAGCCTCAATTTGACACGTGGTAACAAAATCCGCTTTATCTTCATAAGTTTCAACGTAGCCAACCCTTTGTTGTTCGATCGGTAGAAAAAATAAAACATCAGGGTAAGCAAGTTCCTCTTCTTTATTGATAGTGATTTTCATTATCATCATCCTTGTTTGTTTAATTTCTTAAGTTGTTAAACATATTATAACGAAACTATTGCGTTATGTCAAGCTATTCGTCTTCCATTTCGATGAAACCGCGACTAAGAAGCGCTCTGCACAAAGGAAAGACAGCGGGCTTTGAATCATTGATATGCTCAATCACTTCGTCAATATTCATTATCTTGCAAGATTCAAAATCTTTTGCATAAAAATCTAACCAGACTTGAAGATCATCGGAATCAGGGATATTGTCGTTGTCTGTATTATCGCAATCTGCTAATAAAAGAGTCCATTTTCTTTTCGTTATTTCTTCAAAAAGCTCATTTTTATCTTTAACTGCCCAGCCGCATGCGGCACGTGGATCATCATCGCCAATTGGTGTGGTTACAACAAACGTCATGTTTGGATAGAAATCTACTGCTTTTTGATTGATCGCGTATGTTGTATTTTCAACTGTAATTTGTCGGTCCATGTCATCATCCTTTGTTTATGTTTTGCTGATTCGTTAAAGAGAGTATAGCGAAATAGTTGCGGCATGTCAAGCGTATTTACCTGTTGATATAAACTAATTTCAGAGTATAATGACGGTATTGTTTCGTTTAAAGGATTGCGCTTTATGATTATTACTTTATCTAAATTAGAACGTGAGCTTGAATTATTTGGGCTTAATATACATGCGGAAAAAGGACTTGGAGTTATAATAACTGAGCTTGTTAAAACTTATATGCTCAATAGCGACGGCTATGGTCAGGGGCAGGCTGATAATGAAGCCTTAGGGTTATTTGTTAGATTTGTGCAAACTGGCTTGCTGTCGCCGTTAACCGGCGAGAATGACGAATGGGATGAGGTTGGACATCAGAATAAACGTGACAGCGATGTGTTTAAAGACGTTCACGGCGAAGCGTACTGGACAAAAGGTAAAATATTTAGAAAATATGGCGGCTCAAAATTTTTAAATAGAGATAGTTGGGTTTATATAGATTTTCCTTGGAGCAAACCAGGGTCTACAATTGTTGATGTTGATGACGATGAAAACGTTTTATAGATAAGGAAAAATAATGGTGACTTTGACTGGAAAACGAGAAGAATGGGATGAAAATTTGCATCAAAATGCACGACATAGTGATAAATTCTTTCATCAAAACAAACTCGACCCTGAGGTTTTCCTTGAGCCAGGAAAATCTCAGGCTTGGTGGATTGCAGGCAGGATATTCAGGGCGAAAAATGGCTTAACTTTCACAGCCAGGGAAAGCTGGGTAAAAATATCGTTTCCGTGGGATAAACCGGAGCCTGAAATTATTGTTGAGCAGCCAGACTATGAAAACATTTTATAGTTTATGTGTAGGAATAATTCTGGGACTGGCCGGTTTATTGTTTGGATACAGGCAAAAGTCAAAATATTTAGCACAAGAAAATAGAAATATTAAGAAAGCCAGCGACGTCCAATCTAATATTAACGAGGCTTATGTAGATGGTGAAATTAGAGCAGAGAAAGAAAGAGCTGAAGCACTGGAGAATGCTCATAGCGGTCGCCGCGATCATTTTGAGTAGCTGCACTAGCACACCCATAGTTATATCAATCAGCGTACCCCCGAGGCCGTCACTGCCTAGTATTCATGTTGATGAACTCGAATGCTTAAGCGATGCTACATATATACGTTTAGTTGATCGGGACATCACACAGAAAACATATATTGACCGGGTTTTGAAGATAATAAAAGCACACAATCAGTAGATTAGAGTTTCATTATACGATACAATGACGCATTCATTTCATAAAAAGGATTTCAATTATGGGTTTAATTGAGCACGCTAAAAGAGAATTTGAAGTTCAAGGCTGGCCTGGCGATGACGTTGATAGTATGCAAAAAATCGTCTGTGATAACATCATGGAATTGATAGAGGTCTTTTCAAAGCAAGGACATTCAGGTACTACAGCGCCTTACGTTATAAATCTTTTCAAAAGATTGGCTGGGTATGAGCCAATATCACCGCTCACCGGTGAAGATAATGAATGGCGGGATGTTGGTCATGACCGTGATAGCGGTGACAGCCTTTTCCAAAATAAACGCGCCACTGGGATTTTTAAAGATAAATCAGGAGCCTATTGGTCAGATGCTGTCATATTTAGAGACCCGGACGGTGGCACTTATGTGAACGTAAATAGCCGTGGGCCGATAGAGTTCCCCTGGACTTGGCCTGAAAAACGGGAAATTATTGACGTGGATAAGGACGGCAATCCTTTTTAACGGAAAGATCACAGGTTAATATTTCATTGTAAATTCGTGACGCTGGTAAGCGGCGGCTTGTGATCGGAAAGGCAGGCTGCCGGCTTAACTCTCTATTCGTCATGATTTCGTGCAAACAATCACGTTTTACGTCCATAAAACGTGAAAAAGGAGAAAATAATTGACTACTATAGTAGCGGTACGCAAAGACAATAAAGTATGCATCGGAGCTGATTCGTTGGTGACGGTCGGTGATAATACGGCTATGAGATCTTCTTACTCGAATGATTTTAGTAAAATCATAAATATTCATGAAAATTATATTGGAATGTCGGGCAGTTGTGCACATGCTGAAGCAATAAAAGATATTGCAAGGCGCAATCTTTTTGGAGAAAATTTAGTATTAAATGGCGTTGATACAGACAAAAGAGTTTTGACGCTAAAGACAAGAAGTGATGTTTTTAAGTTTTCGCTTTATTTGCATTATATTTTGAACGATGAGTATTGTTTAAACACAAAGCCAGTCGATGACGATGTATATAATCCAAGCCATTTCAGTTTTTTGATTGCCAACAAATACGGGATATTTGGCGTCTATCACTATAGAGAAGTTGACGAGTTGACCAATTTTTGGGCAATAGGTAGCGGTGCTAAATTTGCGCTTGGTGCAATGTATTCAGAAGATGACTCGATTGCAGGAATGAGCGAAGACAGTGTGGTGACAGCAGGCAGAGTAGCACGGGCAGGTTTACTTTCTGCAATTGAGTTTGATTCTTCTACAGCCGGGCCGATTGAATTAATATCACTTGATCTAGTAAGCGATAGCAGTGATAGCGATGACGATTGAACGTATTGAGAGCATTTTAAAAGACATAGGCTTGAGTGATGCTGACTATGAAATAATCAAATGCTCAGAAGAAAGGGCCAAATATTGGCCGTTTGGTGTTTTTCCTGAGTACCCTGATAATTTCGAATTTTTTGAGTTTGTACGATTAGAAAAAGGCTATTTTAAATATATTGCGCCACTTCAATTCATACACTTAGAAGCAGATTCAGAATGTGACATTATGGTTCATGATTACATGAATAGATTCTATTATCTTGAATTAGACTCGGATAGTATTGAGCAAGCTGACGCGGAGAGCTCGCTAGTATCAGGAAGAGCGTTGCATCAATACACTGCAAATCTTACCAGGGACCAATATCCTGATGCTATAAAAGACATTTTAAGGCTCAAGATGAACGAAATTCCAGGCGATTTTTGAATAATTCAATAACTTATGTCATAATACGTCAATTATTAAACTTGCTAAAATAGGAATGGTGGAGGAATTGACATGGCTGATTTAATCGTTAGGAATTTAAAAGGGCAATTCGAAAAAGGGTATAGTGGCAACAGCACAGGCAGGACCCAAGGATCTAGAAACAAAGCAACTCTCGCGATATTAGAGCTATTCAATGAAGAATCAGAAGCGTTAAGCAGACAAGCTATTGAGTCAGCTAAGAAAGGGGATAGCGTAGCACTGAAGCTATGCATCGATAAGATAGTACCGCAAGCCAAAGAAAGTCCGATCCGTGGCTTGACACTGCCCGCAATTAACGATGCAAAAGACGTGCTTGAAGCATTGAATTTAGTTACTCAGCTGTTGGCAGACGGTGAGTTATTGCCGACCGAGGCTGACAAAGTATGCTCAATATTGGAACAATTCAGGAAGCACTTTGATACAACAGAGTTTCAGGATCGGCTTGAAGCGCTTGAGCTGATAAATGAGGTTAGTAAAGCGGGGTAATTCTAATGAATATAAGCGCAGGCTGGTCAGGCTGGAAGCCTTGTTACAAAAGAGAGCATTTAATAGAAGCTGCTGCAGAAATGGGAAAGAGTCTTGAAAGAGAGCAGGACTTTTATGAGTTATTGTCTGACATGAATGAGGCTTTTATAGTGTCAAGAGATGCCAGGGCAGCTAGGGCATCGCTGATACCGCTCCCTTATATTGAGAGAAGGTAAGGGTAAGTGAATAAAAAAGACACACTTGAGGCTGTTAATAACGTGCTAAAAAAAGCGCTTGCGGGAGAATATGACGTTCATGAGTTTCTTGCTGAGACGCTTCAAGCGCTTCAAATGTCAGTTGATTATATGATCGAGGATCGAGAGCCTGCCAATAATCTTACGGATGAGTATATAGAAAGCCTCGAGGCTGATTATCTTAGAGCAAAGAAAGAAGAGCATGAGCGTTGGTGACGCAGATGACTAAAGAAGAGGTTATAAAGAAGATTGACGACGCATTTGTACATATCAAAGAGCGTACATTGCTTACGCAAGAACGCATCCAAAAGTTTAATTTTGCGCTGTATCATGCAAAGAAATTCATCGAGGGAGATTATGAAGAATGACAGAACCGACTGACCTTATCAACGGGGTTTTAGACTCTCTTATTGAGAGGATTGAAAGGAACGAAGAAGCTAAACAAGACGTACTTAAAACTATCGACGAAGCGCTCAATAGTCGGACAGATGGTAGCAGGACATATGATATCATGAATATTATGGAGGGTGCACTGGCAATGGCTAAACACTACATTGAAAATGATGATCCGAGGACAAAGGACTAGACATGACAATGAATAAAGAAGATTTATTGGATGCAATAAACAATGTGCTTGAGGTGGACTGCGAGCATGATATAGGTATTGAAGCGGCTCAAGCTCTTGTTGAAGCAAGGAAATACATAGTGTTATGTGACTGCAACGACGATGACAAGCATCAAGTGTCAGATGAGCTTAAGCAAAAGCAAGGCGAGACGTTAAAGGAAATGCTTGAAACGAATAAACACGTAAACAGCAGCTTTAGAGCTGCGTTCTAGGAAGCACGGAGTATAGTTAAATTTAACTATGTTAGCAGCTGAAACGAGGAGTTAGCAATGACAGTTGAAACGATAGCAATGATATGGATGATAGGCGGAATAGCTGCTGGCACTATATTGATATTATCAATACTAGGATTTCTCGGTAAAAGGTTCGGTGTTAAAGAGCCGGATGATCTATGGCTTGACGATGATGAAGCCTGGGCAGGGTATAATCCCGCGATTGTTGCAAGAAGCAAGGATGAATACAATTATGTGTGGTGTGGTGACGGTAAGCCGTGGTCGAGTCAAGAATCTGCTGATGAATTTATGGGCGTAAATATGGAGGGTGACTCAGATGACTGAGATAATAGTAGCATCAATAATATGTTTAATAATCGGCGGAATGTTTGGTTATCATTATGCAACGTTGTGTAATTATGAAGATTATGAGCCGAGTCGTAGAGAAATAATAAAGGCGCAAGAGGAAGCGGTTAATCATCTGAAAAGAAATGATCTGCAGAGGCTCAACTCATGATTGATATATTACTTATAGTTACGTTGATAGTGATAACGATCTGTACATGCATCTCTACTTACCACAACTATCAAGACAAGAAAAGACAGCGGGTAGTTGCAAGGCAATGGCACTCTGAAATTGTTACGGCTGCGAGTGGTAGAAAATACAGGGTTTCAACCGACGGGTGTCAAGTTTATATGGATCAAATAGATAGTGTTTCGGAGAATAAGCAATGAAAAATAGAGTTCAATTACTTGAAGAAATAGATGATTTGTTACATCTCTACGACAACAGGTTTCATCCTAAATTTGCTGGCTGTCTTAAATCTATACGGGATTTTTTAAATGATGAGGGAAACAGACCGACATTTGCTGTTGAGAATCTAACGGACCGTGAAAAACATGACATTGTAAATAGTATAGAAAATAGATTAGGAGAGAGTGATGCAGGATAAAGCTCAAATGATTGGAGAGGAAACTTTGGTTGGCATGTTGCGAAATATGATGGTTGTTTACAAAGATGAGTCGAGACATTCAGGTCTATTAGAGTGTCTTGGATTTGCTGAGGGGTACATAGACAAAGTCATTATTGAGAGAATTAACAGTCAAAGAGAGAGCGGAAAAATGAAAAGCAGAGATGAAACAATATTAGAGCTTAAATATGTTATTGAATCAGTTAGCGCTCATCATCCGCATGATTCAAAAGTATCGACATATCTGCGCAGTATCAGAGATTATTTGCACGGCGAAGGAAATGATAGTGAAAGTGAGGCCGAAGCGCTAAAAACCAAAGCTGAAATTACAAGGGACTTGGACGATGCACTTGTTATGATTGACGCATATCATCCGGCTGATTCAAGAATACGTCAAATAATTTGTAACACGCAAAGCTATTTAGCGCAGGAAAATGAAGACGGAGACAAAAGAGAAGAAATGACAATTAAAAAAGAGCAATTGGAATTGCTTGTAGGTGTATATGATATGTTGGATTTCTATGATAACAGGATGCATGACAAGCTTGCTGAGTTTCTTAAGCGCGTTCAGAGTTTTTTAGAAACACACGGTAATGAACAAGACGTAGTTTACTGTGAAGAGCGCATAAAAGAGCACAGGTTAGCCGGTCAAGAAGAATATGAAGTTACTTGCAAATATGAAGTTACTTGCAACAAAGAGGTCAAAGCAGCGAGTAGAGAAGAGGTAATAAGTGACTTGGGAAAGGCTCAGCTAAGGATTAATGAATTATCGGTATCAAGAGCAATCGTGCAAGCGCGGGAATATTTAGAGCGTGAGTCAAAAGAACTTAAAGAAAAGGAAGATGAAAAGCTTGCTGAGTATCGCGTATCAGTTGACGCGAGCACATTGAACATGTTCGCGAGAGGCGAGAGATTCTTTTGTAGGAAGAACCCTAACGTTAAGGATGGGTATGAAACGCAGTTTCAAGTAGGTATAGGTGTTGAAAAAGAAATGCTGATAGATAATCATGCAGCTAAAGTGTGGGACGAAGATCACGCCAAGGCAATAGTGGACGCAATGAATGTGCACTACAGTACAAAAATAGGCGTAGGTTAGGTCAACAGCTCAACACTCAAGCGACTGAAGCTCTTAGAAAGTCAAGTAACAGTCGAACAAGTCAAAACGTCAACGGTTGTCGGGGTTGTGCACCCCGATGGCCATCATTTACACTCAATCAAGAAACAAGGCTCAGGCTGGGGTAGAACTGACGAGCCGTATAGCCTGCTTATACCGCAAAAATGCGAGATTATATTAACGTCAAACAAGCGCTTCATTGTTCTATACGGTGGCCGTGGCAGTGGTAAGTCGGTGGTTGGTGTTGATATTAGTATCATTGGTGCACGTGATGACCAAGACAAGACGTTCTGTTTGAGAGAATACTATTCAAGCATCAAAACGTCAATATACAGTCAAATCAAAGACGAGGTAGAGCGTCTAGAGTTTGACGGCTTTGACATCAAGTCAACTTTTATACGATTTAATGGTAAAGATGTCTTTGAATTCGGCGGATTGTCAAAGAATGGATCAAACATTCGGTCATCATTTGGTTTTAAACGATTCGTTGTAGAAGAAAGTCAATTTATAAGCGTTCAATCTATGCTGGATTTGACGCCAACAGCTCGTAAGAAACCGCAAAAAGGATTGCCTGGGGCGGCGCTTGAGGAAGATGACGCGCTAAAAGGTGTATCGATACTGTTTATAGCAAACCCAGGTTCAGCAGCTGACCCATTTAGTCAACGCTTCATCGTTCCTTTTCAAGACAAACTAGATAAAAACGGCGTGTACGAAGACGATCTACACCTGATTGTCAAGATGAACTACACAGACAATCCATGGTATAAAGACTCAGGTTTAGAAGTTGAACGGCAATGGGACTACAAGCATCGATCACGTGCGATGTACGATCACATATGGCTTGCTGCGTTCAATGATAGCGTAGAAGATGCGCTAATCATGAGTGAGTGGTTTGACGCATGCATTGACGCACACATCAAGCTAGGCTTCGAGGCTCGGGGCTCTAAGATAGCAGCTCATGACCCGGCTGATAGTGTTGATGACAAGACGCTGGCAATAAGACATGGCTCAGTCGTTACACATCTGTATAAAAAATCTGACGGTGATGTAAATGAGGCGTGTGATTGGGCAACTGGCTTGGCAATAAATCACGGTGTAGATTTGTTTAATTTTGATGGTGATGGCCTTGGCGCTGCTTTGAATCGACAAATAGCTGAAGCTTTTATACTAAAATTAACAGATGTCGCTATGTTTCGAGGCTCTGAAGAGCCTGACTTTCCGGACGCTATCTACGCATACACTGACAAACATCCGGTGAAAGACCAAAAAACCAACAAAGATGCGTTAAGAAACAAGAGAGCGCAGTATTATGCCCAGCTCGCCTGGAGTTGTTTTTTGACATATAGAGCGGTCATATTTGGTGATGAATTTGACCCGGATGATTTGATAAGCTTTTCTTCAGATATGGAACTACTCTCAGAGTTGCGGTCCGAGCTATGCAGAATGCCAAAAAAGCCAAATCGCAACGGTTTCATAGAGCTATATACTAAAGCAGAAATGAAAGGCCCCAAGTTTAAGTTCAAGAGTCCAAATCTTGGCGATGCTGTCATGATGAGCGGTCGCTGTGTTAACATAGAAGAATTTGACGTGCAATCAGTTATGCCAAGGGATATAACGACTATGAGGCTAGGTAAGTGAGTAAGGGCAAAGTTAGAATAATTGAATGGCGCAAATTCGAATTGCCCGACCAATCATATTATATTGAAATAGCTGACCCTAAGTGCTGTGAGCCATTATCTCGCACAGAGCGATATAAGCTCAGGCTCGTGTATTTAGCAGAAGAGCTGGCAAGGGCATTTCATAAGTTGAAAATTAAATTTTATTTTTTTCTCATTAGAATATTGGATAATCTTATCAAAAGGCTAGATAAATGAGCTTTGAAATAGAAGAATTGAAGGACATGCACGAGCGTGCGCATGTTGCTAATCGAGACAATGCGAAAGAAGCAACCGACGATGCGTACTTTCATCATATCAGTCAATGGGATGCTGACATTAAGAGCGCGTCATCTCTTCGACTCGAAGCTACATTTGATATTACAAGCAAAGCGGTTAGGAGAATGACAGGCAAGCTTGAAAATGCTCAGGTGAATATTGATTTTGAAGTTGAGGACGAAGACAGGCGAGACGGTGCGGATGTTGCTGACGGTATGTATTTGAACGACAATCGTTTGAACTCATCGAAAGAAGCCGTTGATAATGCAATATTAGAAATGGTTGTAAGCGGCATGGGTGCATGGGAGGTGTACACGACATACAAGACCAACAGCATGGGTGACAATCATCAAGTCATTCGTAGACGCCCCATTTTCGAAGCATATAGAACATGTTTAATTGACCCTGACGCGACTCTGCGTGACAAATCTGATGCTGATTTTATGTCAGTAATCACTGGCTTTACTGAAGATGGTTACAAAAAGGCTGTTAAGGATTTGACAGGCGAGGAGCCAAATATAATTGACTCGTTCTATGAGCCTGAGCGTGATTATAAGTTTCGGTGGTATTCACGTGGGATTGAAGAAGTCATATACATAACGTCATTTTATCATCGCGAAAAAGTCAAAGACAATATATTAAGGCTCGTAAATCCATACAATGAAGAGATGTTAATAAGTGAACACAGTATTGAGTCGGTGATGGATGAATTAGTTGAAGGCGGCTATCAAATTGACTTCGTTAAAGAGATCGAGCGCTGGGAAGTCATGCGTTACATAGCCACAGGCGAAGACATAATTAAAAGAGAAGCTGTAGCGGGTGAGCATATCCCGATAACCCCGATGTATGGGGAGCGAGGGTATATTGACAGGATCGAGACATACCAAGGTTTCATAAGAAAAGCTAAAGACCCTCAGCGACTCCACAACTTTCAGAATTGTTATGTAATGGATGTCGTGTCAACATCTCCTGCGGCTAAACCTATGTTTTATCCAGAACAAATAGCCGGGTTAACTGACATGTATCAAGAAAATGGAGCCGATAATCGGTTTCCCTATTATTTGATAAGAAAAACCACGGCAAAAGGCGAGCAGTTACCTGAGGGGCCTGTCGGTCAAATGCCTGGGCCAATTCTACCTGATGCGATACTTCAGTCAATTGAGCTATCGCGCCGCTCTGTTGAGGATGTAGCGAGCGTAGGCGTTGAAAAGGATATGCGAGACCCTGATCTTTCGGGCAAGGCGTACGAGGTCATTCAGGTCAATACAGACGAACAGACTGCCATCTATTTGAACTTTGTGAAATATGCCAAACGTCGTGATGCTGAGATATGGGCATCCATGGCAAGTCAAACGTATGACACACCGCGAACTGTCAACATATCAAGAAGGGATGGCTCACGTGATAGCGTCGAGCTAATGAAAACAGTAATTGATGAAGAGACCGGTAATGTTGCTGTATTAAACGACATTACCAACATTCAATTTGAGGTATATGCTGAAGTAAGTACTAGTTATTCGACTAAACGTGATCAAACGATTGACAGGCTGTCAAATTTACAAGCAAAAATGGACCCGTCTGATCCTAAGAGTTCTATTTTGACACTGAAAGTGATGGAGTTAATGGACGGTGTTGACCTAGATGACATACGCAAATACGCACGCAGAGAGCAAATGATCCAGGGTATAATAGAGCCAGAGTCAGACGAAGAGAAAGAATTCATGCAACAAATGGCAAATAAAGAGCAGGAGCCATCAGCTGAGATGGTCTACGCACAAGCTGCGCAGATGAAAGAAGAGCGCGAAGCAATCAAAGACCAGGCCAATAATGAGATAGCGAGATTAAAAGAGCAAACATCTACATTTAAGGCAATAACTGAACGCGAAAAGGTCAAGATAGCAGCACATGAAGCTGGTGCAGAAATCAACTTCAAGAATCTTAGGGCTACAGGGCAGCAGATTGATAATGTATTAAAACTTGGCGGGTCACTGAGGGCGAATGTTAATGGATAAAGAATGGTTAAATAGAAAACCCGTTCCGCGTTATTATGAACTGCGGAACAGACTTAATGGCAATGTTGTACAAATCAGCAACTGGCGTTCACACTCTGTATTTAACAAGTGGCGAGTGATATAAGAGGGCAAACGTAAATGGATAAAGATAATAGCGAGTATTACCGTCAATTTGCTGAAGGTATGGCGCGACATACGTCAAATAATTTTAATGCAGAAAATATTGAACTTCTTTTACAAGCGTTCGAAACGGAATACGAAAAACACGGCCCGCATAATGAAAGCGGATGTTTGGATATTTCGAAGATAAAATTTAATCATCCGATTTATTCAGATGAAGAGATTGAGTGTATGCTTGAACAACTTGAAGCAATACAAGGCGGGGAGTGATATAATAGCGGGACTAGAGTGATTGAAATATGGCTAGTTTAGACCGGAAAGCATACCTAAATTACTCTAGATATAGGAAGAAACAGCGGGTTGATTTTGATGGATTGATCGACAGCTAACCGGCTTAGCGCGCTCTGAAAGTTCTTCTTATCGGCCACGGTTACGACAGAAACCCAGGCGCTCTGCAACCGGGGCGCCGACACATTATTTCTGGTATAATGCAGGGGATTATAAGAGGTTGACGCAGTTAAGCGAGGCTGCGCATTTGATGAGAATAGACGCGGTATACGCACTTTGATATACCATATTTTCTTATTCAATTTGGTTAAGTGCAGGCAACTTGAGCACCTCAATCGACGTAGCAAAGGCTGCTTGCACTTGATCTTTGATTTGTAGCGGGGTAGCTCAGTCTGGTAGAGCATTGGACTCAAAACCATGTGCGCAGGTTCGAATCCTGCCCTCCCCGGCCAGCAATCATATTCACTTGCAAAAATAATGTAACGGCGCGTCAATTATTTTGCCTGAGAACATAACATAACAGCAGTATTCAAAAAAGATCACTAATCGCTCAACACCGTAATCATCTTTATCATAAGTTGTATTTATAATCTTCTTATCTAAAGACAGCTCTACATTTCCTCCAAGAAGAAAATGCGGCGCATCAGGTTTACGGTTGAGTCTTGCTGTCAGCGTTTCGATACATCGATCATGAATCATGCCTTCTTTAAGTTCCAGCGCGTTTAACGAATCCATACGCATTCTTGAACTATTATTTATAATTGAATAATCCCTGTCCGGCATTTCTGCACCTGCTGGTATTTCTATGTTTAATTGAGATACATTGTGGTGAGTGGTGAATATTAATGGTTTTTCTCTCTTCTCCGCATGAATTCTCACGGTCTGTAGACCGAAGTCATCGTTTTCTACTTTAATGCTGGTGATTAGATCATATGCCACGGTTAACCTCCATTTATTGACTCCTTGTTAATTGCCTAAGCCGCAATTATATCATGTTTCATATTTCAGTTATAGCAACTACCAATACATTCGCTTAAATCCTTGATTCCATTTCGACCCAAACTAAGCATTATTTTCTTCGCAGTTTGGGTCGACAGCTCACCTGCCCTGTGCTAAGGACGAGATTACTCGACACATACATGCGACAACATGTATGCATGGAGTTGATTTACCTGGAAAGAGCAATACGATCACGCTGTGACAAATCATAAATACACAAAGAGTGTTTTTACATTATACGTCCTATATCGACATAACCGTTACCCTTATGTCGAATAAGTCAATCTATTTGACTTATGTCAATATGTGAGTAAAATAGTAAATACTGAGGCGACCAGGTAAACGCAGCCCTACTCACGGGGTTAATCATGAGTACTACTGAGGTGTACAGGTAAACACGACCTTACTGGCGAGGCGCGCCAGGCAATCGTTTTATAAGCGAGTAAAAAAATGGCAGAGACCTTGACCCTAGACGGGTTAAAAGCACAAGTGCAGAAAGAAGAGCTTGAAGCTAGTCAACAAGTTGATAAATCTGGTACGGATGAAACCGTTAAAGATGATATTGACGCTGGCAGCTCTGGTGAATCTGAAACGTCTGAAGCTGACGATAAGTCAACCGATGGCATTGAAGCATGGCAGCAAGTTGACGATAAAGAGGGTCAATCAACAACTGATAACAGCCAATCTGGTTTTACGGGTCGAGATATAGCCGCAGCTAAAACAAAGCTAAGGGCAAAACTTGATCTTAAAAAAGCAGATGAAATAAGTGATATCAACGCTAAACATGAGCTTCAGCTTGAAGAGTTGCGACGTAGCCTAAGCGGCAAAACGAATAACACTGTTAAGCCGAAGCATGATGATTTTGAAACGACTGATGACTATGAAACCGCTTTATATACGTGGCAAGAGGAACGTATAGAAGCACGTATTGATGCGAGAGTCAGCGATCATCTATCAAAATCGCAGGCTCAAAATGCTCAAAATCAAGCGGATACTGACTTAGAAAAATCTGTTACTCAGCACTACGAACGAGCAGCACAATTAGTTGATAAACATGAAGATATAACCGCCGAGGTGTATCACCAAGCTGACGCTAACGTGCGACACATGGTTGAAACACTGTATCCAGGCGCTGGTGACAACGTGACTGACAGGCTTATTAAAGCACTCGATACTGTTGGCGGATCAGATAAAGTTTTTCTTAGAGTTGGTAGAAATAAAAAGCTACTCGCTCAATTAGAAACAAGTTTGACGAGTGATCCCGATGGGTTCAAAGCCGTTGCCTTTTTATCAAATTTATCAGCTGAGAATACTGCACTCATTAAAAATAAAACGAGCCAAGCGCCAGAACCGCTATCTAATATAAAAGCTGCAGCCCCGATGGGGGATAAAACTTCGAATAATTTGCATAAGAAGTTTAAAGAAGCCGACAATTCTAAAACACTTAGCGAAGCAGCTAAGATAAAAACAATGTTGGCAGCAAAAATTGAAGCTAGGAAATTAGGGGTGAATACTGACGTATGGTAAAAAGGTTAAGTCATGGCGTTAACTACCGCGAAAACAATTACTCTAGTTTTAGATAATTATCTTGAAACTTACGAGCATCAAGATTCATTAACAAATCAAATTTCAACTTATCAAGCCAGCCCGGCTGATCTGCAAAACTCAAACGATGTCATTGTACGCAGAGTTCAGCAACACGCTCCGATAATTAAAGGCTTGGACATTACCGGGCAAGAAACCGGCATCATCGATCAAAACTATTCAACTCAGCTTATTAAAGATGATATTACCAATGATTTTGTCAAACTTGATATTACTGAAGTACGCGATGAACGTTATTGGATAGATCGAGCTAAACAATCAGCAAAGCAGCAAGTCACAGAGAAAAACAACGCAATAGCAAATGCAATTGCAACAGACGGCAGCTTGTACTATCGTCATGATCTTTCAGTGCCTGCCAACAATAATGGTTTTACTTTCATATCAAGAGCGCAAACGTTGTTAAACGAACGTGAAGGCTATCACTCTACGCGTTGTTTTATGCTTAATGACAGGGATTCTGAGAAATTTGCAAATGAGTTGTCGGGTCGACAAACATTAGCAGGCAGACCGGAATCTGATGCATGGAAACTAGGTCAGATTGGTGAAGGTGTCGCTGAATTTAATTTATTTAAGGTTCCATTCTTGCCGATTCAAACCGGCGGCGTTAATCCTGCGACTACCGTTGTTGGCAATCAATCATTTAAGCCTGAGGGCTCTACAACGATTGGCAAATCACCGGTTAATATAGATTATCGAAGCGCAATAGTATCGGTTGCTAATTCTTCCTTATACAACGTCGGTGATAAAGTAACTTTCCCTGGCGTATTTGCACTAACTGAAGCGAGTAAAGTTGATACGCAGCAATTGATGCAATTCACAATACCTTCAATTCCCGACGGCACCTCAATTGAGATATATCCTAAGCCCATCGCTATAAATGATCCGGCTTTAACTATATTAGAGAAAGCGTCTGCAATAGTAACGAATCGAATATTAAACGGTGTAACGGTTGATCGAGTTAATATTGATGACCAACGTACTAATTTATTTTTCGATAAAGAAGCTATTGAAATAGTAACGGGTGACTTACCGGTTGAATTGTACAGCGAATTTGCAGGGCAAACGGTTATCAGTGAGCGGTTATCAGATGGTCAATCTGTGTATATTATTTATGATGCAACCATCGGCGATCTTAGCGTTACGATGCGTATATTGATGTGGTACCGCATTGAAATAGCTGACCCTAAACGTTGCGGTGTTGCTGTTACATTTAATTAAAATCTATAGCGCAGGTTAACGCCTGCGCTTATTTTATGGAGTAATCAGATGTCTGTACAAGTGTTCATAAAAAATGAAGATGGAACAGTGAGAGAGAGTCTAATAGCGCCTAGCTCTGTAAACAATTACCGTAATAACGGTTGGACTGTTGAAGACCCTGCAAAAATCAAGCACGAGCCTGAAGCTGAAAATAAAAAGTTTTCTGAAGCTGAGGATTTATTAAAAGAAGCCAAGGACGAGGGTGCGGGTGAAAGATTCATGAGTAATCTTCTTAAATTTGTTGAACGCAAGTGCACCTAAAAATTGATTTAATACAAAAAACATTTGCTAAGCTCAGGATATCGGGCATAACGGTAACGCCGAGCGTTGCTGACAATGTTAAAGCCCTCGATATACTTGAGCTCATGGCAAGTGATCTGCAGGATTATGAAGGTATTAATATTAATTATAACTTTCAAGATGTGCCGGATTTAAATAGTTTTTCAAACATTCCGAGGTTTGCCCAGTCTTGTTTTATAACTTATTTAGCGGTGTTGTTAATTCCAGAATATAACAAGAAAGTGCCCGCTGAACTTCACTCTCTGGCCGCTCAACATCTAGAAAGGTTAGTCACTCGGTTTGCATTAGATAACTTACGCGATGTTCCGTATCCAAGCCGGATGCCTGTGGGCCGCTCAAATGAACTGTTTTTTGGAAATGGTATCAATCAAGACTTTTTTGTAGAGTCTGCGTTTCCGCCTAATGATGGGAAAATAGAACAATTAATAATAGGCGATACCAATGATTATACAGAGCACTATGATTCTTATCTTAAAGAAGAAGAGTTGATCGTTAGCTTTGTTATAACAGCTGACCCAGGCTTAAGTGTTCTATCAAGCGAGCTTGTCGGTGCTGATATTAACTATAGAATTAAAGCACTTAATTTTTCAACAGCTGAAAGTTTTCAGCAATTAAAAATTATTGTTGTAACGGATTCGGGCCGGCAAATTACGAGGTTGATAGATTTTAAGTTAATTAGTAATCAAACTATTGGCTCTTAGAAATAGGATTTAATGAAATGAGTTTCACGCAATTTACATTAGAAAGAACAACAAACCAAACGCGGGGCATATTCAATGAATATATCTATGCAACGGATGACTTAATAGTTGAGGTTACAACTGCCGGTTATTTTGATGCCAGTCGTTTTGCCGGGTTAACGCCCGACGAATGGATTGACTCAGTTATTAAGTGTGATTGTTCGGATGGTTTTATCGAGGGTCAGATTAACGATTCAGGCACTCTTGATCAAATAGCCGGTGGCGGTGGCGGCGGGCCAACGACTCCACCAAATCCAACTGAAGATAATTTGGTCACATGGTTAAGCGGTGCAGCAATAAAAGATGCAACAACGATATCCGCTCTAGGTGATCTATTGAAGCTTAGCTCTGCATCGCCATCGGGTGTTCCTCAGATTGAATTCAGGGACTCTTTTGCCGCGCTGCAAAACTTTATATTCTCAAGCGAGTCAGCTGAAATTTTCGCAATTGGTGCAAATAATTATGATTTGTCAATGTCGATTGATGATTCTACAAAGCGTTTAAAGATAACAGGTCTTGCTCACAGCGACCAGACTGCTTTAATAGAGTACACGACAACTCAAGCAAACGGCGCAACCGTTGGCCTTCTGTTTGGAACACAAGACCCAAACGGTAATGTAACTGCGCCTAAAGGTTTTGTTTATTCTAGAGTGGCGGCCATCGCAAGTGATTGCGCTAGCTTCATGCACGCAGAAAACAACACGAACACAGGGTGGATAAATCAAACAAGGCAAGCGCCTTCGAAAACGATTGTCTCATCAAT